GGCAGTACCTAAGCTCTGTGAGGCGTGGTTGCCATAGGCTAACTGAGCCTAGGCAGGAGGGGGCCATCGGGGGCCGCCTAAGCCAGGATACATGGGGGCCAATAGGACTGGGGCGGGACAAAAGGAAAAATGCAGAAACTGCGATCCGAAAACTGCGGGGGCCGGCCCCCGGTGGCCCCCTCCTGCCGGCCATGTCACCCTCTTTATTATTGTGTGTGCCCTTCGGCCTCATTTTCCTAGTGGGTTCCTGGGACTCCTCCCGTTACATTTCTGGGAACTCCGATCCGCCGCCGCCCTGCCTCCAGGCTGAAGGTTTGCCTGAAAGTGGATTCCGAAAAATCCGGCGACCCCTTTCTTCTTGACGGCCCGAGGGTGCGACCTAAACTGAGTGTGTCGCCTGTGGCCGATACAATATGGGGGGGGTGTATGGAGGGAGCGGCGAAGCCGAATGTGAACAGACCGGAGATGATCCTGGCCTGCATCAGGACGGTGGACGTTCACATCGAGAAGACCCTGGAGGAGATCAAGCGGCTGGAGGTACATCTCGCCGCCTTGCACGTCGAGCGGGCCACGATGGTGGCGGACCTCAACAGCAGGCTCCAGCCTCCGGTTCCGCCTAAGCGGCACACGCCGAACGTGCGTGTGGTGGCGACGGGGGGCAAGGACACATCGAAGAAGAGGGAGCGGGTGCGGGGGTGGACTTACCACGCCCTGTGCTACCTGATGGATCGCGGCACAGGGGCCTTGCTGGAGGACATCCACGTCTACTGCAAGGGTCAGCTTCGTGCCGGCCTGTTGAAGACGAGCATCCGGCAGTTCGACCCCACCACGATCAAGGCCAACATCAGCCAGGCCCTGAACGCCGCTAAGGGCCAGGGGTTGGTCACGAACGAAGGCCCTTCGCGGCCCTGGAAGCTGACCGAGAAAGGTCGGAAGTACCTTCGTGAAGGCTGATCTCTGCCAGCGATCTCTTCGCCTCGCCCACCTCCATCCTGAACCATTCACCAGAAACACGGCACAGGCCGTGTTTCTGTTTGAACTCCTTCTCGGCAGCGGCCCTGTCCTCGCAGCGGCAGTAGAACTCCATGCGGTAGTCGCCGTAGGGATCGTAGGTCATGTACTGGGACAGGCGGGTGACGCGGTCCACGGTGTGGCCGACCTTGAGGCAGCCGGGCCAGGCGGGGTTGGTGACGATGTAGACGTAGCCGGATTTGGTTCGTGTACGCATACACGATGGTAAGAACGAAAAGGGGCCGGGACAACTGGTGTCCCGGCCCCTTGGCGGAATCAGGGGTTACTTGGCGTCCAGGGCGATCCTGGCCTGCTCGCCGGCCCTGAGGTACTCCTGAAGGATGTCCTGGGGCATCGACCGCCAGTCGGACCCCTTCAGGTTGGGGAGGATGTCGCGGGCGGACTTGATGGCCTTGCCGCACAGGGTGTTGGCGGCGGGCGTGTCCGGGTCCACCGCCCCGACGAAGGTGTTGAAGTTACCCACCTTGACGATGCGGTCCTCCATCTCCTTGGTGAGGACGCCGTCCGTGAGGTAGTCCTGAAGGGGGCGGATGCCCTTGACCTTGTCGGGGAAGACGACCTTGCTGGCGAGGCGGAACAGTTGCTGCTTGTTCACCTCGTCCTCGGTGAACGCGGCCCTGAGGGCGTTGTTGCCGACGACCGTGTCGAACAGCATGTACAGGTCGGTCGGCTTCTCGGCCTTGCCGGGCAGCTTGGTGATCTTCTTGGCCGAGCAGTAGGACGCGAACTCGTTGCAGACGCTGTGGCCGGCGAGCTTGCGGTTGATGAACGGGGTCCGCTTGCCGAAGCGGGCGGCGAGTTCCTTCTCGCTCAGGCCCCTGTCGTGGAGGTCGGCCAGGATGAGCGTCTGGTTGTAGGAATGCCAGTCGGCCTGCTTCACCATGTGCAGGACCATCATCAGTTCCTTGGTGGCGACGGCCAGTTCCTTCTCGTCCAGGCCGTGGTCCTCGGGGATGACGAAGCAGTTGGCGTGCTGGTAGACCTCGGGGTTCTCCCGGTGCAGGATGCGGAAGCAGGCGGTGCGGCGGTTGCCCTCCAGCACCTGCCGCCGCTCGCCCTGGGCGAGGGCGTAGATGGGGACGAAGTTGATGATCGTGCCCCGCAGGTTCTCCAGCAGGGTGTCGAAGGCGGCGGGGTCGGCCTGGCGGACCATCTCCTCCAGTTGCTTCTGGCTGGTCTTGCGGCCCTGCGTGCGGTCGAGAATGCGGGGGTTGTCACTGCTCATGTCGAGCAGGTGGATGGGCGGCTGTTCCGGCTTCGCCTTGATGAACAGGCGGGCCGCAGCCGGCAGGATCGGCTGGGTGGTGGTTGTGGTGGACTTCCGCCGCGTCGTCGTTGCCATGTTTGGCTCCCTTGACTGAACTCGATTTGCTATCCCTTGTGCCCGCAGTTAGCGAGTACGGAGGCAGAATAGTCGTGGTCGTGCCGCCTGTCAATGAGTTTTTCTTGCCGGCCCGAGTTCCCTTCTCTCTGGACTTCGCCAGGTGTGGCCGGAAGAAGTCCAGATCCTGCTTCACCTCGGGCCAGACGAAGTCCTTGGCGACCTGGGGCAGATCCTCCTCCCGCAGCGACAGGACGTGGTTGTCGGGCCACATGCTGACGAACTTGCCTGCGAGGACCGACTGCGGGGCACTCTCGACTCGGGTCGCAGCCACGTTGCGGTACTCGTCGGACATCTCGCAGCCGGCGAACCTGCGGCCCATCCTCTTGCAGGCGACGGCGGTCGTCCCGCTGCCAAAGAAGGGGTCGATGACGAGGTCGCCGGCGTCGGACGCCATCAGCAAGATCCTCTCCATGAGCGGGACGGGCAGTTCGCAGGGGTGACGCCACGTCCGCGTCCCCTGGTGCTTGACGCGGAAGATGTCGCTCCACACGTCGGACAGCAGAGGCCCGAACGCGGGGATGGTGTGCTTCTTTCCGCCGAAGTCCTTGGTCAGGAAGCCGCAGTTCCTGCACCTCTTGTTAGGCACTCTTAGGGGATAGAACTTACATTCGCCCCCCGGCTTGATGTAGTAGAGGACGCCGTAGTGGTTGGGCTGCAACGACTTACCCATCGGCCCCGAGGATGCGTCCCAGGTGATCCAGTGGCGGAACTCGGCCTTCTCGTTGAGGTATCCGCCGATGGTGACGAGCCAGCGGGGGATGTGGTGGACGAATATGCTGCCGCCGGGCCGGACGGCCCGGACGACCTTGTCCAGCCAGAGCCGGGTCCAGGCCCAGTACTCGTCCTCCTTGAGGTTGTCCTGGGCCTCTGCGTACTTTTTGTTCAGGTTGAAGGGCGGGTCCACGAAGGCGAGTTCGCAGGAGTCTTCCGCCAGGCTGTCTAGGAAGGCAAGGCCGTCGCCGTGCCGCAAATCGATTTCCTTCATCTGGACCTCCAAGGGGCCGGATGATAGCCGAGGCCCTGGGATTAAGGAAGTGCATGTTCCTACATAACCCCATGAGGAACAGCACCCGATACCAGCAGTGGCTCCAGCGTCGTGACCCGGAGCTTTTCCGCCAGCTACAGGCCGAGGCCCGCGACTTGCAGGAGATGCAGTGGCTCCGCAACGCCTGGCAGGGGGCCAAGGGCTTCGCGTTGCCGGCGACCCTCGCCGCCGGTGCGATGCTGGGAGGCCCTGACGGTTCTGGGATGACGCCCTATGCCCAGTCACCCCGGAACATCAACTACACGGTGAACGCCGGCAGTGGCGGCTTGGTGGGCAACCAGGCGGGGATGGAGCAGGACATCGACACGAAGGGCACGGTTCAGGTCGGCCAGGACAGCGAGGTGGTCAGCAAGGGCGGCGAGGAGGTCCAGCCGGGCATGAAGAACATGACGGTGACCAGGGACGATAAAGGCCGCGTCTCGGGCACCTGGGACGGCAAGCTGGGCATGGCGACCCAGAGGCCCGAGTTGTTCCAGGGCGGCTTCCTGAAGGGGCGGGGCCGGGTGGACTGGCGTGGCGACGTTCGCAAGCAGTTCGACAATCAGGTCAAGGGGCAGATGAACAAGCTGGTGCCCGGCTCGGGCGAAGACCTGAGGTTCGGCCAGGAGCCTGAGACGAAGGAGGCCACGCCCCAGGAGTACCAGCAGATGAGGAAGCAGGCACACGGCCAGTGGTGAAACCGATGCGATTCAAGGACTTCTTCAACCTTCAGGAGGGCGTGGACTGGGGCTTCTTCGGGGAGTTGACCGCCTACCTGGGCGGCAACGAGGCGGGGAGGTTGAACTACGGCACGGCCAAGCAGTTCGGCACCGACGCCATGCTCTACGTCCCCATCGAGAGGGGCGAGGGGGAGATCGGCCAGATCCTCGCCGCCGCCCGCAGGATGCTGGAGAGGACGGGCGTCGATTGCGTCCCCGACCAGGGTGCCTTCGGCGGCTGGAGGTGCGGCCCGAGCAAGGAGCCTCACCACGCACGCTTCATGCACACCGGGGAGAGCCACATCACCGTGGCCTACGGCAACGAACTGGACAGCCTGTTCTTCCAGAGCAAGGCTTACCCCTCCAAGGAGTCCATCGGCATGGACGAGCGTCTCAGAATGCTTGAGGAGGCCGGCCTGTTCGACTCCAGCGGCAGGGGCTACCCGATGCCCGTCAAGGCGTCCAAGGACGGCAACGCCCTCATCTACGGACTTGCACGCCTGTTCACTGACGTACCGATTGTGGTGTTATTGAAGGCGGAATGTCCGGCGGTGTTGGAGGTGCGGGCAGCCCTCGGGCTGCCGCCACCTAAGAGCGGCTACGTCACGCACATCACGGTGGCCTATGCGTTCCCGCACCACGGAGACGGCATCGTCAGCACCAATCCCAAGTACGACCTGCCGGCCTCGGCGGGGGCGAGGCACGACCGGAGCTACCTGAGGAGCCAGGGGCTGCCGGAATGGTTCACGCCGCTGGGAACGCTGCCCCTGGCGGGCTAGATACCCCCATGATGGGATTCAAAGAGTGGTTCCTGCTGTCGGAGGGGTACAGCAGGGAGAGGATGGAGATGCTCTACCGGCTGAAGAAGCCGTGGGCGAGCAAGGCCGAGGTGGAGGGTGCGATCAACGCGGCGGTGAACGCGGACCCCTCCCCGGAGAAGAAGTACGTCCGCTGGATCTTCAAGCAGGTCCAGAAGGGCGGCGTCAAGTTGCCCGAGGACAACGGCAACCTGAGCCAGGCGTTGAACTGGTTCGACCAGAACCGACGCACCATGAGGTCCAGGGGGCTGACCTCGGACATCCGCCGCTACGACGCCCACAAGCTCTTCGACGCCTTCAACAACCACAGCGGCCAGGGCAGGATGAGGCCGAACATGCCCGTCCCCGAGGAGCCGTGGAGGCCCGAGATGCAGCCCGCCTCGACGCCGCCCCAGTTGCCGCCGAGGCCGCAGCCGCCCCAGCCGATGCCGACGCCGCCCGAGGCCCCCCTGCCAGCCGCCGTGGACCCCTACGCCTGGATGGGCCGACCGTCACTCTAATAGCGGCATGAGACACTCAGCACCCCTACAGCGTAAGGACGGCAGGTGGGTCTACACCACCAGCCGCTGCCCGACCGGCTACTGCACCCCTTATGAGCCGCCCACCCACAAGGTGGCGAGCATGTTCTCCGAAGACCCGGACGGCTTCATAGCCGAGTCCATCGCCCAGGAGAAGCCCTTCCTGGGCAACTACCACGACGACGGCCACGCCACGGAGGAGGAGGCGTGCGAATGCTACAAGAGGTACATGCTGGACCACAAGCTGAGGCTCGGCCAGAAGTACGAGAACCAGATGTTCCGCTGCCGGGTGTGCAAGGAGTTCACCCAGGGCTACGCGGGCGTGGGTCCGTGGACCATGTTCAGCCTGTGTGACGCCCACAACAACCGCGAAGAGGTGGAGAAGCTCTACCGCGTGGGCGAGTCCTGGGAGTCGTGAGTCCCCCGGACGGCGGTGTCCGGGGGCGGCGGGGACGCCCCGCCCCGGCACCGCGAGGGATCACGGACGACGCCGGTCAGACCTTCCTGAACACGAAGGACAGGATCGAGTGCCGGCCCGCCCGCGTCTCGTCGTCGCAGGTCGCCACGCACTTGAAGCCCTTCTTGTCGAAGTACATCTTCAGGCCCCACTCGGTCCAGTAGTAGTAGTGTTCGTCGGGCTTGAAGTGCTTGCTCTTGGTCACGTCGTTCTGGAGGTCACCGAAGATCGGCAGGGAGACGAAGACGTAGGTCTTGGGCTTCACCAGATCCAACAGCTTCCCCGGATCGGGGATGTGTTCCATCGTGTCCCACAGGGTGATCCCCTCGATGTGGTCGGGGATGCCCTCGTAGGGGTCCACCCACAGCTTCCGCTCCTTGAGCCAGGCCACGCCGTAGGGGTTGATGTCGTAGCCGTAGACGACGGCGGGGGAGTTCTTGATGAACTCCCCCGAGCCGATGCCCATGTCGAGCAGGCAGGTGCAGTAGGCCGACGTGAGGGCCACGCGGAACTCGTTGAGCTTCCGACCGATGGGGTTGCCCTCCAGGCGGACGTAGTTGGCGAAGTAGTCCTCCCCGTAGGTTACTGATCTATTCATGTCCGCCTGGTAGGCAACGCCGTGTTCGGGGCACAGCAGCACCCCCTCGCACAGTTCGTACTTGGGGTAGCTGGCGATCAGTTGGTCCATACGCTCTCTCTCCAATCGGTGACTTTCGGATGAGGTAGCTACGGCCCAGAATCCCTTTTCACCAGACTAACTAAGGCCATGCACCAGAGAGGAACCGAGATGAGCAACATCCGTGGGATCAAGAAAGCTACGGTCCAGAAGCTGATCGAGCAGAGGCTCAAAAGGCAGGGGCCGGTCACACCGGAGGAGTCCCTGAAGATGCTGGTCGAGAGGTCGGTGCAGAAAGAGAGACGCATTCACGCCGTGGTCCCTCAGGGCATCGGGGACATCTTCTGGGTCTACCAGAAGCTCCTGCCCTTCTTCGACAAGATCCACTTCCACATCGCCGCCACCAACCCCGACGACACGATCCAGAAGCGTTCCGTCCACTTCGTCGCCTCCTGGCCCAAGGTGGTCGGCTGCGACATGAGGAGGGTCACCCAGTCGGTCTACGACAAGACGATCAACGGCAAGCACCGCCTGGTGGACATCCTGGCCCACGTCAACGGCCCCAAGGCCCAGGCCAAGGAGTACTACATCGGCTTCAACAGGTGGCTGGAGGACGGCGTGCGGCTGGAGCAGATCGACCCCGGCTTCCCGGTCGCCTGGGGCGTGGGGCTGCCCGAGGAGGAGGCCCCGGTCCCCTACGACGACTTCGTCACCCTCTATGTCTCGGGGACCAAGGCCCAGTTCGTCTGGGGCATGGAGGGCTGGGAGAGGCTGACCAGGGCCATCTACGCCAAGCTCGACTACGGCAAGCCGCTTCTGGTGATCGGGGCCGAGTACGACCGCCACCACACCGAGGAACTCGCCGCACGCCTCCAGGGCCTCACCGACATCACGGTCAGGGTCGGCATGAACCCCGCCCAGGTCAACCGGGTCTTGCACACCACCAGCCTGTTCATCGGCTACCAGAGCGGCCTGAACATCTTGGCGGACAACTTCGGGACGCCCCAGGTGATGATCTACTTCCCGTTCCTGAAGAACATGATGTACACATGGTGTCAGCCTGGGCACGCCGAATCCGGCCTGTTCCAGGCTTTCACCTTCGACACCCCGCCAGGGGCTGTCGCTGACGCCCTGAAGCCCTTCCGGCTCGGAAGTGAGGGGGGCTGATGGATACCGGAGAACGAGGTTTCAGGAGGTTCTGCAACCTCCCCTGGCACAAGCGGTGGCAGTTCTACGCCATCGCCGCCCCGGTTGTCGTCGCCTTCCTCGCAACCGAGGCGTGGAACTACCTGTTCGATTCGGAGAAGAAGAGGACATGATCGAGGCATCGCTGCACCTGAAGATGGCGGACGGCTCGACCCGGAGCGTCCCGTTCCACTGGAGGGAGTCCGCCGACGATTTCGCACGATGGGCGGTCGGGGGCCACCCCGACCTCGTAGAGATCGACATGAGCATCTGGTGTTACACCAACGAGTCACGCCGGACGCCCCAGTGCGTGGACTGCTTCGACTTCAGGGCCTACGACAAGGAGATCGACGGGCCGGGTTCCTGCTGCCAGGACTTCCTCAGTAGGAGTTGGGTGAAGCGTCAGGGCTACTGGTGGGAGGTGGAGTGGCCGATGGACTGCATGTACCACTACGAGCCTGAGATGCTGGACGGCGACTGGTACTGGAAGCCGAGGCTGGCCGACTTCATCGTGCAGGAGTGCCCGGTGGAGCCTCCGAGCCTGAGGAGGTTCCTGTACGACAGGTGGCCGGGTCTGGAGGGTCGGTTAGCACAGATAGAACAGAAGACCAAGGAATGACACACAAGGCACAGGTTCATAGCCTGTGCCTTGTGTGCTTAGTAAGGTTTTCGGACCCTAATACGGTCAGGCAGGGTTCGGGTGATTCATGCGGGTATGCCCGGCCTGGGTGGGGTAGAATATCTGACGGCCCAGGAACTTCTTCGCCGTTTCGTCGGGGTCGTCTTCCGTGCAGATGATGACCTCGTAGTTCGTCGGGCTGCGGTAGGTGAAGGTCGTCACTTCGGTGGTCCCTTTGGGCAGCCGCAGCCCGTACTTGCACATGGAGGCGGCGTTAGCGGGCATGCCCGCCTCTTTGCTGAGGTAGCTTGCGACGGCGTTGGAGGCCAGATTTTGGACGACCCCGTTGATCTCCTCTTCGCCCCAGCCGCCGGCCTGCATGAGCCGGATAACGGCTGGGGTGTTGTAAACGTGCATCATCATCTGTCGGTTCCTTGACTGGGATCGGGCGACCTATCTCCCCTTCTCCAGGCGGACGATGATCTCCATCAGTTCCTGGCCGAGTTCGGGGTCTGCGGGCGAGCAGATTTCGTGGATGACCCTGCTCTCGGGAAGGTACTTGCGGAGCATGCCCGAGGGCATGGGGCTGCCGCCGATGTTGTCGATCCGGTCGCACAGCTTGAGCCGCTTGGCCCGGTCGCTGACGTTGCGGAGCTTGGCCCAGTCGAGTTCCCTCTTCTCGGCCCGGCTCATGTGCTTGACCTCGTCGTCGGTGTAAGGCTGGGTGAGTTCCATCACCAGGCCCATGACCTCGCCGGCCACGTCGGCGTCGATCATGCCGTCCTTGACGAGGAGTTCGGCCAGCTTGTCGGCGTCGATCTCGGTGTCCTCGACTACGTCGTGGAGCAGGGCTGCGGCCTCATCGATCTCGGTGGAGCCGGGCCTTGAGGCGACCTTCGCCCTGACCCTGCGGGGGTGGACGATGTAGGGGTCGTCGGACCACTTCCGACGCTGGTGCTTGTGGGCCTCGGCGGCGATGCTGTCGGCCAGACGGGTCAGGTGCGTATCGTTCATGCGTTATCTCCTTCACTTTCAGATTAGCCATTCTACTGGAGCGTCAAACACGGACGAAAACCTGGCAGTCGTGCTTCACCCGCTTGCCCTTTCTGACGTACTCCAGATCCACGTCGGCCACGATACCCACGTCACCCTTGACCACCTTCACCTGTGCCGTGCCCATACGTTCGGGGTGCAGGGGGATATCGCCGTAGACGTAGACTTTGCCGCCGGACTTGTAGAAGACCCAGGGCGGAAGGAAGCCCGACTCGCCTTTTCTGAGGGTGTTGACGGTGATCGCCCTTCGGGCGAAGTAGCGGGCGAACACCCAGAGGGCAAGGCTCAGGGTGACGATGGTTACGACGGCGATGACGATTCCGGTGAGCATGGCGTGAACTCCTTGAGTTCGGCACGGAAGGAGAACTGGTGGTCCCCCGGCCCCTGGGACAGTCCGGCCCAGACCTTGGCCCGGTCGTCGTCGGAGGGCTTGAAGAGGAAGACCGTCTCCGTGCCGTCCTGAAGATGGAACCGGCCCTCTCCCGACTCGTTGATGCGGTGGGTCAGACGCCAGCCACGGTAGCCCTTGGGCTGGTCCCACGTCGGCAGGTAGTGCAGGACGACGAGGGCTTCTTCGGGGAGGGGCATTTTCCCGAAGAAGGCCCTCTGTCCGATCTTGCACAGGCAGTCGAAGGAGACGCCAGCGGGCTGGCGGTTGGTCCAGAAGAAGTCGTACCCGGCGTAGATGCCGTGGTCCCTTGAGGCATTCCGCCGGACCCTGACTTCAAGCTGCCTGATGTCCATCAGTCCTCCTTGGTGACCTTGACGGCCTTGGGGGCGGCGAACGCGGCGACGAAGACCAGCAGCCAGAAGCTGGTCCAGTAGGTGATCGGCGTGAGGCTGAAGGCCGGGACCACAGAGGCGTTCCACAGCCACATGAACGGCCAGGCGAGCAGCAGGTTGCAGAGGATGCTGAACGCGAAGAACGCGATCACCAGCACCAGCCAGATGGCTCCCAGGGCGAGGATGGACTTGCCGTAGTTCACAGCGGATGCTCCTTCAGGTTTGCATGCTTAGGGTGGTTGACGGTCATCGTCGCCACCAGAGGGTTCTTGTCTAACAGAGAACCCGGCTCAGACGCAAGGCCGAAGAAGTAGGCCCAGACGAGTTCCATGATCCAGGGGGAGCGGTAGGTTTTGAGAACCCACTCCTCGGCCTCCATGTAATCGGCCAGGCTCCTCTGGAGGATGGCCTCCTTCTTGACCGCGAAGAGGGCACCGCTGCCGTGGAAGTAGTAGCCCTCCCTCATCGGCCCTCCCAGGAACCGGGGGGCGAACTCGGTGAACAGGGGCCTGACCCAGCCGCGTGGGCGGACGAGGTGCCCCATGTACTTCTTGCACAGGTCGAGGTAGGGGGTGATCTGGCTTAGGCGGTTTTTTTTAGCCAGGTTGACCAGGGACGAAACCGATTTGAGGAAGTCCGGGGCGTGGTCGAGGGGGTCGCCCTGGGAGAAGACGACGATGTCGGTGAGGTCGTGGTAGTGGGTCAGGCAGTGGTGCAGGTAGGTCTGGGCCTCCCTGCCGACGTTGGGGAGGGCTTGCCATTCGGTCGGCCCTCCCCCTTTGTCGTAGACGTGGTAGGGGACTCCCACCTCGGAGAGCCACCCTACGTCCTCTCGGTACTTCGCAACGGCCAGGGAGACGGTCTTCATGCGAGTAGTTACCGGGTTCGGACCCGGAGTTCATCGGGTTCAGAACCCGCCGCCGTAGCCCCTGATGTCCTGGCCGGCGATAGTGCTTTGGCGGACGACGCTGAGTACCATCGCCGTGTACCGCTCGGGGGTGGGGTCGGTGCGGGGGCCGATCTTGTGGAGGCCGGCCTGCTCGATCCTGTCCCTGAGGGAGACGAAGTCGTCCTCGGCGGTGACGTTGAGTTCCTCGATGGTGTCGAGGACTTTGTGGTACTGGTAGGTTCTGACCGTCTTCATCGCTGCTCCTTAGTCGAGGCTGAACTTCACTTCGACGTGGCAGGAGAAGGTCGGGACGCGGATGTGGTCGATGAGGTTGTGCTTCTTGGCCTCCTTTGCGGTGAGATACCAGTCGGCGTGGCTCTTGCGGTGGACGAGGTCGAGGAAGTGTCCCCTCTCATGACCGCAGTTCTCATCGAGCTTGTTGAAGATCAGCTTGTTGAGCCTGTCCGTCTCCTCGGCGTCCGACTTGATCTCCTCCACCTTGCCGATGCTGAAGCTGCTCACTTCATGGAGCATGAAGGTAGCGTTAGGGGACGCGAACCGCAAGCCCGGTGTTCCTAGGCCGGCGAGGATTGCACCGGCGGACATCGCCTTGCCGGCCACGAAGGTGGCGACGGGCATGCCGCAGCCCTTGAGCATGTCGATGACGTGAAGGAGGGTGTAGACGGAGCCGCCGTAGCTGTCCACGATGACGGGCAGCACGTCCTGCCCGAGGTCATTGGCCTTGTTGATGACTTCATGGAGCTTCTCGCAGGCTTCGTCGGTGAAACGGGTAAGCGTGAAGACTTGCGGCTGCTCGATAAGGAGGTCTTCGCCCCTGGCTTTGACGCGGGGGTCGATCTCGGTGACTCGCTTCATTTCATTCTCCGTTAGGGGGTGGGCACCCCCTAACAGAGTCAGGGCTTTTCACTTCGCTTTCTTGGGCTTGGCGAGCTTCGGGGCGGGGGCCGGCTGGGGAGGCGGGAACATCTTGTTGAGGACATTGACGATGTTGCCGACGCCGCCGGCGATGCCCAAGACACCCACCGGGTTGGGGGCTACGGCGATCCCTGGCATACCGCCTCGGGGGCCGAGGCCGACGCCGTTGGGCATGTGGGGGAGGATGACGATGTCGCTGGTGTCAACCTCCCTCTTGGACAGTTCCACCATCGCCTTCTCGATGGCGTCCCTGGGAACGCCCCAGAGTCTCATCTTGTGGGAGAAGTCCCTGGTGACCTGGGACGAGATGTCGCTGTCGTGCCAGACGTAGCTCTCCTCGCGGCCCGCCTTGTGCCATAGCTTCATGTAGGCGGACACCATCTGGTGGCGGGTGATGGTGTACTTCTGGTTCTTGCCGCCCTGCTTGTACTTGACCACGAACCCCTCTTTGGGCATGCGGGTCATCTCGGGCACCGTGTCCTTCGGGTAGCCGACCCCGAAGTAGTAGCTGATGGTCCGGCGGGAGCGGTGGCGGACCTCAAGGTCTTTGTCCTTCAGCCCGGCGTACAGGGCACTGAGGGCGGCGTAGTCGAGTTCCTTCAGGCGGGCGTTGGCCTTCTCCCTGACCTCCCACTCGTCGTCACCGAGGTCGATCATCAGCTTCTTGATCTCGGCGGTGGGTTTGGGCATCCTTGCGTGTGCTACGAGGTCGTCCAGCCCGGTGAAGAGCAGGACGGTAGACAGGGCGAGTCCCATGAGTTCCATGTTGAGTCCTCCCGGCAGGACGCCGGGGTAGTCGAGATTGATCAAGCGGCGTCGGCCAACTGATCGCCGCAGGACATCCAGGCCAGTTGATCGGCCAGGAAGTGCAGCATCGCCGCGTGGGGCACCAGGCCGGGGTCTTCGGCCTGGAGCAGCGTGGCGATGCTGCGGACGATGTCTTGGTGGGTGACGAAGATGCAGCGGTGGGGGGTGTCGGCCATGACCCTGCCCAGCCTGCTCCAGACGGCTTTCAGAGGCTCCTCCTCATGGACCTCGTCCAGAAGTTCGGTCACCTTGAAGGGCTTCCCCAGGAGGAAGCTCGTCTCCTGACATCGGCTGCTCGGGCTGCTGAATACAGCATAGTCACGGAACTGCGATCTTGTGAGCCAGTCACCGATTCCCAGGGCGGTGTCCCGCCCGTAATTGCTGAGGTGACCGCCCTCGACGTGGGCGTGGCGGACGAGGAGCATGGACTTGGCGGGCCGCTCGCCGTCCTCGTCAAAGAACTTCCCCGTCAGTGGGTCGAGGAAGCCGCTGCGGAGATCCTGTGCGTCCTTCTCCGCTTCGGTGAGCTTGCTGAAGGCGAAGCCGTGGTTGGCACCCGTCACGACTTTCCCGCCGACCATCAGGGCGGCGACTTTGTTCTGCGGCATGACCACCTCCTGTGAGTCTTATCTACCCAGCGGGCGATGCTTCAGCAGGCTCGATAGTATCGCCGTGTTGCATTTCGGTTTCAACGGCAACCGTGACCGCCTTCTCCTCGTACACCGGCTCGACCACCTCAATGCCGTGTTCCTCGACGTAGCTGCGGGCGACCGCCTGGAATATGTTAGTCGCGGTCGTCGGGTTGTGGCTAAGGAGGATATGGAACAGGTCGCCCAGAGCGAGTGCTGCGGGCGGGTCGTAGCGGAACATCCCCTTGGAGAACACCGGCGGCAGTCCGTGCTGGTAGTGGACAAAGTGGTTTTCGGAGTGGTGGTCCAGCAGGTTCATCTCAAGGTCATGCCGTGCCTCGACGGTGAGGGTGGCCCAGTACTCGATAAGGGCGAGAACCCAGGCGACCTTCTCGGAGAGGAAGCAGGTCGGCGGCTGCCTTCCCTTCTCGATGAACAGCTTGTGGCGGTCGAACTCCAGCGTCTCGCACCAGTTGACGACGCGGGCGAAGAACTCCTCGGGGACTTGGTTGAAGTACATGACCGAGCCGAGGGGAACCCAGCAGTTGTGGTCCGCCTTGGGGATGTCCTTGAGCAACGTGGAGACGTGTTTGGAGGCGGGGATGCCGCTGGCCTCGCAAGCCTGGCGGGTGAGTCCGTGGTTGACTTGGAACTGGATGTTGGCGGGGCTGAACGGCACCTCCTTAGCCAGGACCATGTCGGGGGATACGAGGACGAAAGGCTGGCTGAGGACGCCGCTCTTGAGGGCCTGGTAGACGGCGAACGGCTTGTTCATGGGCAGAAGCCCACGCTTGCGTCCGATATTGTCGTGGCGGAAGCGGCGTTTGTGAGGTGCCAGGTTCCTCTGGAAGTTGACGGCCTTAGGCTCGCTGTTGCTGGCAACGCCGATCACCAGCGAGTCCTGAAGGCCGGCCATCTTGAAGCTCTGGATCAGTAGCTCCGTCTGCCAGAGGCTGTAGGCTGTATCCTCGGAGCTAACGAAATAGTCCATCTGACACTCCTTGGTCGGGTATCCTAATGGAGTGCTTCGCCACAGGGTTCGGACCCCGAGTAGGTTGCCCCGATATTAGACGGGGATCAGAATCCCTCAAACTCCCCCAGGGACTCGTACTCCTGGCGGGTCATCTCCCTGATCTCGACCTTCATCTCCTTGGCCCCCTCCTTGATCAGCCACTTCATCTCGTCCAGGGCGTGTTGCTCGGTATCGAACGCGAGCCGCTGTTTGCTCCCTGGGATGCTGACCATGTACACCGGGATCTTTTCGCTTCCCATTTTTACCCCTGCTGATCTTGGGCCAGTCGGCTTTGTCGTAGAAGTCGAGGAACACGCGGTAGACGACCGAGTAGGCCATCCCCCAATTATAGCCGTGTTGGTCCTCGTCCCTGCCCCAGGCCAGGGCGTGGGCGTATTCGTGGAGGAGAACCTCCACGGCGAACCATTCCGGCAGATCATCCTTGATCAGTAGGACGAAGTGGTCGTCCTTGAAAACGCAAAGACCGTCGTCATCCTCAAGTGCCCACCTACGGTAGTAGACAGGAAGGGGGAGACGAACGGTCTTCTTCAGGTGACGGAACACCTTATCCAACAGCAGCATCCGCACAACCACCTCCTCCTAGGGGTATCTAGGTCAACTTCCCCCAGGAGGGGCGGCTCACTTCTTGCTTTTGAACCGCTGCCTGAACTTCTCCGACTCGATGTCGCGGATCGCACGACCGAAGTCCTCGCCCTGGGGGACGCGGCCCAGCCGCTGCACGATCTCCGGGTTCACGGTGCGGACGCCGTTGGGCTGGGCTACCATGCCCCTCGTTGACAGTTCATGGCTGAGGTAATGCTCGATGGCCTCCTCGTCCATGCCCGTCATCTTGGCCCAGGAGCGGATCAGGCTGGGCACCAGGCTCGTCCTGGCCTGGTTGCTCTTCACGTCGTAGAAGCCGCTGAAGAACTGGTCCGGGTTGGTCTTGTAGGACTGCCCCCAGGAGGACATCTTCAGCAGGTGGATGATGTCGTTCACCTCGTTGTTCGGCCAGTGGGTGCCGCCGAGCATCGACTTCACGTCGTCCGGGTGGTTGTGCCTCAGCAGGTGGGCCGTGACCAACCGGCGGTCCTTCTTGTCGGTGAAGTCGTCGTCCTTGTCGAGCTTGAACTGCATCTTCGGGAACACCGTGTCGAGCAGGCCCAAGTCCTTGTAGACCTTGAGCATCATGCGGGTGTCCGTCTCGGGGTGTTCCAGCCCCTTGATGAACTCGTCCCTGATCCTCTCCTTGGAGACGGCGGGCAGTTCCCTGATCGCCTGGATGGCTTCCTTGTAGTCCGGCGGGATGTTGTTGCCGTTCATGCCCCTGCGGGACAGGAAGCGGATGTACCTCAGTGCCCTGAGTTGGTCCTCCTCCAGCCTCTCCTTGGGGTCACCGACGAAGCGGACCTCGCCGGCCCGCAGGTGGTGGGCACCGCCGTGGGGGTCGATCACCCGGTTGTTGTCGCCGTTGGCGTTCGTCAACGGGATGTACATCGAGTTGATCGTGAAGTCGCGGCGTGCCGCGTCGTCCTCAAGGCCCGCGAACTCCATGCGGTCGGGGGTCCGACCGTCGCCGCCCTTGGAGTCCTTCCTGAAGGTGGCGACCTCAAACTCCTGTCCGTGGATCTTGACGCCCATGACGAATTCGCGGCCCGCACGGTCCCAGCCCTTGGCGTAGTAGGTCTTCGCCTTGGAGGCACCCTCGGGGTGCTTGTCGTACCGCTTGTCCTTCGGGGCGTGCTTGCCCGTCTGCGGCCTCACCTCGGTGAAGCCTGCGTGACGGAGGATCAGGCGGATCTCGTCCGGCGTAGCGTCCGTCGCCAGGTCGTAGTCCTTGGGCGTCTTGCCACGCAGGTGGTCGCGGACGGCACCGCCGACGAGGTAGATCGTCTTCTTCTTGAGGCGGGGCACCGTCTCGCCCTTGTCCTTCTCGATGGTCGTGAGCGGACCCGTCCCGTCAGGGCCGGGGATCGGCACCCTGTCGGAGTCGAGGAACGCCTGGACGAGAACGCGGAGGTTGCTGTGACTCTCGTCCGATACGGTGAACGGCTTGAAGTCGCCGTCCTTGGACAGCTTGATCTCGCTGGGGGTCTTCCTCATGCCGCTGGAGCCGCCTCCCTCGCTGGTTGCTTCCTCCTTGAGGACGCGGCGGGGCCGACGCGACTCGTTCACGGAGGAACCGTGGTAGCCGGCGGCTTGCATGTCCAGAAGAACCTGTCGGAACGATCTTTCGTGTGTGTGCTTTGCCCTATCGCCGTGGCAAAGAGGCGGCACATTTTGGTTCTGCATAATCTCCCCCTTATTTCGCCAACTTCCAGGCAAGGAAAGCACTGAACACGGCGAGCAGCACTTTGAACCCAATGTCCACCATCTTCTCCCAGCGGGTCTGGTGGCCCTTGCTGTTGTCCTTGAGGACAGCCTGGTCCGTCTTGAGGACAACGATGTCGGCCTCCAAGGTTCGCACCGTTTTCCGCAGGTCGTTCACCTCGCCCCGGACGCCGTTGAAGTCCTTCGTCTCCAGAACGGAGACGCGGGTCATGATGCTCTCCTGCTTGTCTATCAGCTTGTCGATCCGGTCGCAGGCTTCGGAGTGCTGTTCTACCAGCATCTTGACCCGCTCGTCAATGCGTGAGGTCAGGTCGAAGACCATCTTTATAGACGAGGACACTTCCGCGTAGAAGCGGTCGGTCAAGTCTGGCATCCCTTCCGCGTAGAAGCGGTCGGTCAAGTCTGGCATCCCTTTCTCCTTTCCTAGGGACGCCGCTAGACGCCCTGCCTTATCTAGGGCTTCTTGCTCTGGTTTAGGAGGTAGGACGCCGCTTCTGCCAATCTTCCTGGGTCATCTTTGAAGAAACCGAGGCCCGAATTGCAGCGGTGCCTTGGGTGAGGGATTTGCAGCCCGGTCTGACACATACGCCGGCGGCTTTCTTTCTCTTGGCGTATCTCTTCTGGTAGTCACGCAGCACGCCGAGATGCGTGGCACAGTAGGCTCTGCCAGGTTCTGCTTGCGAAGGTCACCTAGCACAAAGCCCGAGGGCTTTCCGTTTTGCGTATCTCGTCGTCATCCGCGTATGGTGGCGTTAAAACCAGATTCCTGCAAGAGCAAGACCGACACCCTACATACCTGTGCCATGAGTGAAAAGACCAAGGTCGAGACTGACCAAGACGAGCTTCCGCTGCTGGAGCCTGAAATTGTGGAGCCGGACCTAGACGCCGAGCTTCACGACCTTGAGGCGGTCATCCCTAAGATGAACGTCTCGGTGCCAACGCCAGCCGAACAGCAGCCCCAGCCCGAGAGCATCCTCATAACCGACGACGCCCTACTGGGTATCTATGGCGAGATCCTCGATAACGCCCGAAAAGACCGGGGCGAGATCGACGGCTACATCACCTCGTTCGCTGACATGGTCATCAACGAGAACGACGCCTCCTCCGCGTCCAAGGAGGCCCTGGTCAACCTGATCAACGCCAAGAGCGGCATCCTAGACAAGATGGCTAAGGTGGCGGACCTCATGACCAGGGTGAAGCTGAAGGACAAGGACACGTTCCCGAGGTACTTGGCCGCGAACCAGAACAACACGATCAACATCCAGGGCGACCCGCTGAACAACAAGCGGGAGATACTGGAGGCCATCGAGCGGAGCAAGAAGAAGGGGAAGAAATGAGTGACTTCATCACCATGATGGAATGGCTCCTCAACGAGGAGGGCGAGGCCACGGCACAGCCGACCGGGGGTCCGGGTGGCATGCCGCCCGCCGGCCCCGGCCTGGGGATGCCGGCTGGGCCTCAGGGTGCCCCGCCGCAGATGATGGGCCAGAACGACCCGAACATCGCCAACCAGCAGCCCCCGAGCATGGGCCAGGACGACGACATCACCGGCGACCCCCAGACGCCAGACATGCCCGACGACAAGGAGTCGAAGGACTTTGAGTCGTGGAAGAGGGACTACTTCAAGGAGTCGGTCAAGGGCGACGTGGACAAGCTCAAGGAGATGGTCCTCGATGTCCGCGACCGCAACCTCGACCCCTACCAGCACAAGTTCGTGGAGGACAACCTCCAGATCCTGTTCCTTAGGGAGAACAAAAACATCGACGTGGCGTGCAAGGAGATCCGCAAGCTCATCAGCCAGCAGATCGACCACAACAACCCCGCCACCAGCCTGGTCGGCTACATCTACCAGACCCTGGAGAAGCAGCCCCTCCTGAGCAACGTCTTCGTCAAGCTGACCGGCCTGCTCGACTGCAAGGGGCCGATGCACCGCAAGTTCATCGCCAGCCTCCTGGGTGCGGTTCAGGTCGGCACCGCCGGCAACAACGAGGACATCGTCTACAACGAGGCCGAGTACTCCGTCCGCATCTCCACCCGGTTCAACTCCCGCTTCGGTGAGGTCCACATCGGCAAGTGGTCCCTCAAGCAGGACGACCCCGAGCGTTACCTCCAGCCGGCTGAACTGAAACGGCTTGAGGAAGGCTCCCCGGAGGAGAAGGACGTTCTGAGGCGTCGTGTGGTGATGGAGTCCATCGCCCAGGCGTTCCGCACCAGGGCCATGATCGTCAACGTCGTCGGCAGCGACGGCACCGTCTACCACCTCGGCTGGGACATCTCCACCTGCCTGAAGTCCGCCTACACCGAGGGCCGGCTGGTGGTCCGCGTCAGGAACAACGACTCCGCTGAGTGCATGATCGATGACGACGGCAGGATCATCCCGTTCCTCGACATGACCATCATGTACCTTCAGGACACCGACGAGATGGACGAGGACGGCAAGCCGCAGAAGCGGGAGGTGGAGTTCATCGTCCGCAAGGACGGGCAACTGTTCCTGTCCGCCCAGCTTCCGATCCTCAAGGAAACCTCCGGTGCCTTCCAGGGCATGGTCCTCAAGGAGACGCCGTGGAGGGGCAACCCCTCAGATTTGAGGACGCTGACGAGATGTGTTCCTAACGCACCGGAACTTTTGCTTCGCCAATGTTGACCCAATGCTCCAAGTATTTCTTGTGTGACTGTGCTATACTACTGGCATGAGCAAAATCACACAAGAGATCGCACAGCGGATCATCGATGAGTTCTGCCAGGGATCGTCAACCTACGAACTGGGCGACAAGTATGACCTCTGGCAGACGAGTATTTGCAACCTGATCAGCGGACGCAGTTGGCCTAACTGCGTCCGTCCCGCCAATATCAAGGTGTTGATCAGGGAGAGACGACACAAAGGGCTGCACATCGGGAGGTCGTGCATTGAAGCACCTCCCCTCACAGGGCGTCAAACCGACATTATCGTCGGCTCCATATTAGGAGATGGCACCATAAGTAAGCCGAGGACGAACAGCAGATTCAGGAAGAAGCAGTCGGCGGACAAGCTCGCCTATCTGGAGTGGCTGGCGGACGAACTCAGACCATACGCATACAAGGTGTCGCCAATCAAATCGAAAGAGAAGCTGATTGGTGGTAGTCGTGGCAGAATAGCATCAAGAGAGGCTGTGGAGGAGTATCTCGCAGGCCACTGCGTTGAAACTGTTCAGCACCCCACTTGGACCGCCCTCTACCACTACTGGTATCCCGGCGGTAAAAAGCAAGTACCTTCAGACTTGACCCTAAACCCCTTCCGCATCGCCATCTGGTTTTTTGATGACGGTGCCAATCACGCAGACAAAAGAACAGCGATCCTCTGCACTCAGTCTTTCACACTGGAGGAGGCCGATTTCCTTTTGAGCAAGCTGAAGGATTTCGACATCACCGGGAAGGTGACGAAGCGGACATCTACATATACTGGGCGTGAGATGCCGATCCTGAAGTTCACCAAGGCCGGCTACGACAACCTGATCCATCTGGTAAAGCCGTACATGCTCTGGGACTGCTTCAGGCACAAAGTCGAGTGGCGACCGGCTAAGAGGCAATGGGAGTACAGCGGCAAATTCACGGAGGAAGAGGCCCGAGAGGTGATTAGACTGAGGGAGACGCACTCGGCCAGGGAGATCGCCAAGATGAAGAACGTCCATGTGAATACGATCTACGCCTTGGTGTCGGGCAGGAGTTGGGGCCACTTGAAGGGAGACACCGATGCCGCTACGCCAGTTCAGGGAGTTCGTTGACCATCAGGAGCGGCAGAGCCGCCGCCACCTGAGAGTCATGAAGAAGCTGTTTGAGTCGAAGGGGATGAAGGTCAAGGCGTTCCTAGAGGACGAAGACCCCTACATCTACCTGTATACGACCAACAAGAAGACCTCGTTCGACGGGGTCCGGGTCTACCACATCGGCTCCCAGCTTGCTTACCGGGTGCAGAAGGAGCCGGACACCCACCCGTTCGGCAAGGCGTACAGGCTCGACATCGATGAGATGTTCTCCGACCTGCTGTCCGACTACGAGCCTAAGGACGCCGGCAAGCAGGTTATCGCCGCCGTCACCAAGGACATGAAGCGTTTCTTCGACCAGGCAGCTAAGGCCGAGGACGAACTGGTCAACGACCCGATGTACGCCGACGACCCCTTCGACAAGGTCGTCCCCAAGTCCAGCGGCACCGACTACTCCTCTAAGCTGTTGTCGAAGCCCTAAGGAGTAGAACCTGTGGACAATGACCAGTTGAAGGAGTTCGTCCGCTGCCACGGCGACTTCGCCCACTTCTGCGAGAACCACGTCAAGGTCAGGACGCCCACCGGCGTCGTGCCCCTGAAGCTGTTCGACCACCAGAGGAGGCTCGCAGAGCAACTCAACGAGACGCGGTTCACCATCGTGCCCCAGCCCCGGCAGTGGGGCTTCACCACCAGCACCGGCGTCTGGCTGCTCTGGAAGTGCATGTTCCACCTCGACCAGAGGTGCATGCTGCTGACCTCCAGCGACAAGGCCGCGATCAAGGCTTGCGAGATCGTCCGGTTCGCCCTGGAGCAGTTGCCCGAGTGGATGAAGCCGTCCCTGGGCAGGAACAACCAGCATGAGGTGAGCTTTCCCGAGACGGGGGGCCACCTCAGCTTCTACATGCCCGAGGCGTCAAAGGGGCGTGCCCTGAACTGGCTGGTCCTCGACAACGCCGCCTTCATCCCCCAGATGGAGCAGCACTGGAAGGCGATGTGGCCGGTCCTAAGCTGCGGCGGCAGTTGCCTGGTCCAATCCTGCATCGGCCCCATCGAGGACGAGAAGAACTGGTTCAACCAGACCCTGAGGGCGGCGATGAAGGGCGAGAACGCCTTCAAGCCGTTTCTTCCTCATCCTCCCCATCAGGCCATTCGATGAGGTCGTAGGGGTCGCCCTCCCAGCCGCAGTCGCCGCAAGTGGCCTTCCCGTAGATGACCTCGATGTCCTTGCCACCGCACCAGATGCAGGGGGTGTGGCTGTTGAAGGTCATCCTCTGGCAGGTCTTGCAGGTGCAGCGGGTGCCGTACCAGCCCACGCTCTCGCTGTCACAGGCCGGGCAGCACGTCCTACTACTCATCTTGACCCCCCAGCCAGACCCTCTTGGCGGAACGTAGGGCCTGGGCCATCCTCTCCCTGCCCACCGGATTGGCGGTATGGAGCTTGAGCCTCATGTTCTGGAGCGTGCCCTCATGAGCAGCCCTCTCGATGTAGCACGCCACGTCGTAGCCGGTGCCGGCCCACTCTGGACCCAGGTCGTGATCCAGGCTGATCTCCTCGACCTCGCCAGTCTTGAGGAGTTCGATGGCCTCGGCGGCGGTCTTCGCGTGCCGGTCGTAGTGCGGCGGCATGGGCCGCTCGTCGTCAAGCCAGACGGCTAGTCCTTTTGATTTCGATCCCATCTCTCGATCTCCGTGTACCTGAGGCCAATCGAACTGCGTAGCTTTGGGATATGTCCAGTCGTTCGGCAGCGGCGGCGATTGAAAGGAAATCACCTAACAAAACGCCATCAACGAGGACTATGACGGAACTGGTGTTGGGCGGCTTTTTCCCGTACATGCCATTAGAGTCGCCTTTTTGGCTCCCTTTCCCCACTCTTCCTTCACTTATCTTCTTCCGCGTCTCTTCAGAGTGCCTCTTCCCGTACATGGGGTTTCGATCACCGGATATCTCCCCACCCTTGTTGAACCGAGGATTGAGTTCCCCCGCCCATCTGCCTTTCCTGGCTTCTGACAGCTTCTTCTTGTGGGCGTCCGTCAGAACAGATCCCTTCTTGCTTTCAGAGATGCGTCGTCTGGCGTCCTCTGACATCTTGCCGCCTAGTCCGCCTCTTTTGCAGTTGTAGCCTTTGGTGCGATCCGTCGTCTCAAAGAGACAGATGTACAAATCCTCCAGCCCGTCTAACTCCTCCTGAGAGGAGGCACAGCAGATATCCCTCCAGACGAACGACTCAAATCCATACTTCTTGAAAGCCCTAGCCAGGTGTGCGTTCGGGCTGCGACTCCTGTGACTTCTCTTCCTCTCTTCAACAGTCAGAGTGGTTTGGCCGATGTACTTTTTCCCGTTGACGAGATTCACGGCCAAATAGACCACTCCATAGGGCCTCATGGTTGTACCTCGCACCTCAACTTCGCTTCCTCAAGGGCACGCCGACCATCGGCGTAACCTCTCATGTAAGCAGCCGGGGTGCAGGACGGCCCGAGGCCCTGCCGACCATGCCGATACCCCATTTTGTACCTGATCTGGTCGCCGGTCTGCTCGTCAGCCCTCACCAGATCGTGTCCTATCCCGGTCCAGCCGCAGTCGCTGCACTGAACTCGGTTGGGGTTCTTGTACTCCGTCTCCCGGCCAACGATCCAGATGTTGTCGATGTAAGTGCTGCTGTGAGCAGTGCATCCGCATCGAGGGCAGGCGGCGTGGTCCACCTCGTATTGAACCTTGGCCTCCTGAAGTCGTTTCCAGTCAGCGATGTGCGGCTCCGGGTCCAGGCCGGCGTCGGTGTACATCTTCCTCAGTTGATCCTCTGTCATGTTCCTCCCCTAGATAACGGCATGCCTCCGCAAGCAGCGAACCCAGTCAACCGTCTGTTCCAGTCAGCCCAGGTCGCCCAGGGCGTCGTGCCTCAGGTGGCGAAGGGTAGTGTAATCGCTTTCCACTACACCGGCCAGACCGGAAATCGGATCAACGATCCCTACCCGCTGGTGATCGTCTCTGACATCTTTAGCGACACGGTGAGGGGTGTCAACCTGCACTACCTCACTTTGCCGACTGTCCGCGACATCCTCAAGGCTTACGGCGACAACCGCCAGTTTTCCTATGCGTTTATCAAGGGGCAGGAGTACATAGTACGAGCATTCCGCAGCTATAAGCGTCTCGGCATCACTAACCTAAAGATGCTCGACGTGACCTTTCTGAAGCAAGTCCTCAGCGTGGTCAGGGCACTCGACCCTGGCGAGATCGACGCCATGAGGGCACAAATCCGCCAGATGATGCAGCGATACCCGATTCAGCAAGCACAGGCCACGCCTGGGCCTGCGGATGCTCCCTCTATCCAGAGTGAAGGAGTCTGATGGAAACTACTGACGCCTTCGGGCGGATCATTCCCGCCACCGAGGCTGACCTTAGGGCAGTTATCAAGTCCGCGATGGCGACCAACTCCGACATGCGTGAGCAGAAGAAGGAGGGGGCCGGCGGGACACCGGACATGGTCCGCCTCAGGGAGGCCATCGACAAGCTGGAGAAGAAGTTCGACGGGAAGAAGCTGGGCGATGAGATCAAGGAGCTTACCGAGCAGGTCGAGGAGGCCGGCAAGCTCCACCGCGAACACACCGAGACGCTGAAGAAGTCGGTCAAGGCGAACGAGAAGCTGTCCGTCTCCTGCGACAACCTGGCCCAGGTGATGACGCAGGGCGTCGAGATCAAGATGCCCAAGTTCACCTCTTTGGAGAACGCGATGGGCACCCTGGGTGGCAGGCTGGAGAGCCTGACCTCTGCGGTCGCCTCCCTGGAGGCGTCCATCAAGAGCGTCACCAAGGGTGGCAGCATCGAGGTGCAGGGGTCGGCCAACTCAAGCGTGGCGATCAAGGTAAGCCCGACCATCTCTATCGACTTCAATGAGGCCAAGAAGCAGTTCGATCAGGAGACGGCCAAGCTGACGGACTACCTCAGCAAGAAGGGCGGCAAAGGCTCCCGCTGGGAGCATGACGTTCAGGTCGAGGCCCACCTGATCCACGAAAAGACCGGGGTCAGGGACGAACTCAAGAACTATTTCGACGCCGAGGCCAAGCTCAGGAAGCCGACAGAGGTCAGCGTGCCCCTGTCGCTCAACGCCGCCGTCACCGCCGGCGACTTCTCCCAGGCGATGGACCAGTCCAGGCAGGTGGCCCAGACGGCGATGCAGCCCCTCATGCAGGGGCCTCCCGTCGAGGCGGGCATCCCCATCATGGTCAGCCCCGCCGAGGTCAAGGCTTCCGACGACTTCGGGTCGAAGGTTGGCGAGCGTCTGGGGCAGATCAAGGACGAGTTGGTCAACGCATTGAAGACGACACCCATGACGGTGGATGTCCCGGTGAACTTGACGCCGTCCTCGG